CGGTGAACGATTAGGAAAGACGATTACTGAATACCGTACCCGATATTTTACACCGGACAAAACCAACGGACACGTCGTGTATAGCTACCGACTACTGCCTGGCGGTGATAAGGCGATATTCAGTAAGATGCAAGATATCTGTATGAGCTTAAAAGCTAAGGACTATCTTACACTGCCTGAACGTATCGAGAATGTCATCACAGTAGAGATGAACCCTAAAGAATGGGAACTCTATAAACAGATGGAACGTGAGCACGTGCTTAGCTTAGTCGATGATGACGACGTGAGCGCACTTAATGCAGCAGCACTCGCCGGTAAATTGTTACAACTGGCGAATGGATCCATTTATAACGAAGACGGCGAAATCGTAGTTGTCCATAATGAGAAGATTGAACGCTTGAAAGAATTGGTAGAAACGAATGAAGGAAAACCGATGTTGGTGTTCTACAACTTCAAGCACGACCTTCAATCGATTAAAGAAGCGTTCCCGAAAGCCGCTGAGCTTAAGACCGATGATGATGTAGCTGAGTGGAACAAGGGCAAGATTCAAATGTTACTGGCACATCCCGCATCAGCAGGGTATGGCTTAAACCTTCAGGCCGGTGGCAATATCATCGTATGGTATGGGTTGACATGGAGCCTAGAGCAGTACCAACAAGCGAATGCGAGACTACACAGGCAAGGGCAAACACAACCTGTGATTATCCACCATCTAGTCACTAAAGGCACGATGGACGAGCAAGTCATGAAAGCATTAGAACGTAAAGAAGCGGGGCAAGACGCCCTCTTAGAAGCTATTAAATATCGTAAAGAATTGTATAAGGAGTAGAACTATGCAAAAGAAATGTAGACGATGCGGAGACACATTCACAGTAAGAACACACGAGGACTATTGTCCTGAGTGTGAGAAAGTTATGACACCTCCTGGCGCAGGCGTGAGTAAAGAGTTAACCTGTGAAGGATGCGGGGTAACATTCGTTCACAAAAAGGAAAAGGCGCAAGGCCGTTGGCCTAAATATTGCCCAGAGTGTCTTCCTAAATACTCTAAGGTGCCTAAGAAAAAGGATGAGGCTGCAGCAGTAGAGATAGTGCAAGAGCCTGAAGTAAAGCCCGTCGAGATTCCAACTAAAGAAGATGTCATCAATCATCCTTCGCATTACACGCGGGGTAAGATTGAGGTTATCGATTTTATCGAGGATCAACAGCTTCCATATCATCTAGGTAATGTTATCAAGTACATCGCACGAGCAGGGCATAAGGGAGATAAACTTGAAGACCTAAAAAAAGCGCGGTGGTATTTAGACCGGTATATCAAAGAGGTAATGCCTCATGAGTGACTATAAAGAAAAGGCATCGGCGTATCTGCAAGATATAAAGATGATAGCCATGCGTATTCAATCGCTACGGCAGGATATTCGTAAACTGCAGTATGATATCATCACCTTATCGGCGATTGATTATTCCAAAGACCGAGTGTGGGGGGGTGGTACCCCGGTAGGGCTCGAAGGCGATGTGGCAAGACTTGTCGATACAGTAGATACTAAAAAACGGGAGATAGCAAAGCTTATTGCTAAAAGGGAAGAAGCAAGGGCTTTAATTGAACAGATAGAATGTATACCAGGGCGTATTATATTAGCGCAAGAGTACATTAACGGGGCATTCCCTAAGAAAGTACAAGCGATGATATATTACGAAAAAAGCAGTTACTTCAATTTAAAAAATAAAGCGTTGAACGAATTAGGGGAGCTACTTTCATAGTGGAGTACTTTGGAGTGTTTTGGAGTATTTTGGACTTAAATGAACCTACTTGACATAGTATAATGTAGTTGTGAAAGGTGTCATTAGTCATCTAACACAAATCCTCTCTTATACACAACTCGGCAAAAAGCACGGTGATGAAGACCGTGCTTTTTGTTGTATGTAGCATTGTAAATACAAGGGCCCGTATTTATGGTGTAGGCGATCGCGTAAGCTAAGGAGAGGGAATATGTAAAAATGAAATTTACTGCACAATGAAACCAGGGCGAGCCGATTATGTCCACATACATTTCAAAGCTTATACATTATGAGCTTGCCCTGTATCGTTGTACGCTGACATCTGATGACTAGAACTATGAGTCCTCCGATAACTATATAGCCTAACAACAACCAACTAGTCATCGGATTTGAGCGTACAAAGTATTAAGGTGAAAAGGTATGAGCACAGAAGTCAAATGCATTAAACGTAAATGCCTAAATAATAAGAACGGCGTTTGCACAGCAAAACTAATTGAATACGACGGCCTGTGTCAAACGTATATCACACACGACCACGCACACAAAAGTAATTGTGGATTATGCACTCGTTCGCACGGCCGATTTAAGAGAAACAGCCGTGATGTATTAAGATAGCCAGGAGGTGAGATAGTGGCTGCATTACAAAACAAACGGCACGAAAAATTTTGTCACGAGTACATCAAGGATATGAATGCGACGCAAGCTGCTATTCGAACCGGGTATTCTGAAAAAACCGCTAAGATGCAAGGTAGTCGCTTGATGACTAATGATGACATCAAAGCAAGGGTCGCTGAATTACGGGAAGCCTACTTCAACGAAAACATCATGACGGCTCAGCAGGTCGAGTATGAGTTAACAAGAATTGCCCTGGGGCTCTCAAATGAAAAACACGTCGTTATCGAAGGTACGGGAGATGGATACTCCGAAGCTCGCATCATCGATAAACCGCCTGACGAGAAGTCGAGACTTAAAGCCCTGGAGCTCATGGCCAAACGTCATAGAATACTCAGCGGTGATACAACTATCGATATTAAGCCTGTACTCATCGTAGGTGGTGACGATATTGCAGACTAATAGAGTGTACTTGCCGGATATCGTAGGCAAGGGATACGGTGCTTTTTGGCGGTTCAAGGGCCGTTATAAAGTAGTTAAGGGCAGTCGTGCCAGTAAGAAGTCCTCCACGCAGTCTCTAAAAGTCATTATGGAGATAATGGAGAACCCGCGTATAAACTGGCTAGTCGTTCGTAAGACAGAACGGACTTTGCGTGACAGTTGTTTCGCACAACTCAAATGGGCTATGCGCCAGTTGAAGGTGGAGCGGTATTTCAAATGTTCCGTATCTCCACTTGAGATAACGTATATCCCGACGGGGCAGAAAATCTTATTTCGCGGTCTCGATGATCCTTTAAAGGTAACGTCCATTACTGTTGAAGTCGGCGCTTTGTGTAGGCTATGGATTGAAGAAGCTTACGAGATTATGAGCGAGGATGCGTTCAACAGGTTAGACGAATCTATTCGTGGCCAGTTACCCGATGGCATGTATCACCAGGTGGTGCTTACATTTAACCCGTGGTCTGATAGGCACTGGTTAAAGAAACGCTTCTTTGATGAACCTAGTGACAACGTGCTAGCCATGACTACGAATTACCTGTGTAACGAGTTCTTGAGTGACTCTGACTTAGTGTTATTCGAAGAGATGAAGAAGAACCCTAAGCGGTATCAAGTAGCCGGCTTAGGTAACTGGGGCGTTGTTGAAGGCCTGGTTTACGAAAACTGGAAAGAACAAGAATTTAATGTCGATGCAATTAGAGGTCAAACCGGTATCAAGTCCGCGTTTGGCCTTGATTTTGGTTATACAGTAGACCCTACAGCGCTAGTGTGCATGCTTGTTGATATGGCGAATAAGAAAATCTACATATTCGACGAGCTGTACGAAACAGGGCTTACGAATCAACAATTAGCATCTCGTATCAAGGATATGGGGTATGCTAAAGAGAAGATTCGAGCCGATAGTGCCGAGCCTAAATCCATTGAGGAATTGTACCAGGAAGGGCTAAAAGGAATAACCAGGGCACGCAAGGGTAAAGACAGCATATTAAACGGTATTCAGCGGATACAAGACTACGAATTAATCGTTCATCCAAGATGCGTTAATGTGCTGCGTGAATTATCTACGTACCAATGGGCGAAGGATCGCTTTGAGAAATATACAGGGAAACCTGAAGACGAAAATAACCATGCTATGGATGCTATGCGGTATGGTTTGGAAGATATTAATGTAGAAAGGTGGTCGTTTGATTGATATTATCTCAGCTATGGGACCGCATCATAAAAGGTTCAGCGACTATGTCGGAACGAGAGTTCCTACAAGCACAGCTGCGTAATTTTCTAGGTAGCGAACAGCGTAAAACGATGTGTACCGCTATCGATTATTATGACGGTAAACATGACATTTTAAATAAGCAACGATACGTTATAGGTGAGGGTAATACACGAATAGCGTTGCAGGGCGTTCCTAATAATCAGATTGTGGATAACCGATTTGATGATTTAGTAGACCAAAAGGTTAACTACTTATTGTCTAAGCCGTTGGATATTAACGCAGATGATGACGAACTCGATAAGATGTTTGGTATTCAGTTCCAACGCTTATTGAAGTCCATTGGCAAGTTCGCAACGATGGCTGGTAAGGCGTATATTCACCCTTATATCGGTATTGATGGCTCGCTTAAGTTTAAGATGATGAAACCGCATCAGGTTTTACCATTTTGGGCAGATGAGGAACACACACAACTAGATGCGTTCCTTTACTTGTACGATATTGAGTACTACACGGGGCTAGAAACTAAGACTATTCACAAAGTCGAATACTACACGCCGAATGGTATTCAGTATTACGTATGGGATACAGAACGTTTACTTCCTGATCCGGATAAAGAAAACACTGCCAACTTTGCGATTGCCGATAAACCGTATAACTGGGAACGTATTCCTCTCATTATGTTCCGTGCGAATGAATTTGAGCAACCGCTTATCGTTAAGGTCAAGTCCTTACAAGATGCACTTAACCGATTACTATCTAACTTCCAAGATAATATGGAAGAAGATATCCGCAGCACAATTTTGATACTACAGAACTATGACGGCGAAAATCTCGCTGAGTTCCGTCAAAATCTTGCTTCGTATGGCGCGATTAAGGTGCGGACGGTAGATGGTGTCAATGGTGATGTGAA